GGACTGGCACTGGGGCCGGAACCGGAACCGGAACCGGAACCGGGACTGGCACTGGAACTGGAACTGGAACTGGAACTGGAACTGGCGGTGGTGGAGTTGAGGTCGAGGTCGAAGAACCGGTGGACGAGGAACCGACGTTTGAGTGCCCGCCGGGTTACATCAAGCAGCAGATGCCGAACGGCAGTTTCACCTGCGTCCCGGCTGGCTTGGTCAGGCCGACGGTAGGCCCGTACTACCAGCCCCAGTCGGTGGCCAACCTGCAGGGATACCGGCCGATTAGCCCCGGAGCTCGTACGCTGCGATGAATCTGCATGCGCTACCTGATGAGGTGCTGAGAGAGATCTTGGCCCTTACAGAGGCGAAGAAGCGGCTGGACCTGAGAGACAAGGTTCAGCACGACTTCATGGCGTTTGCCCATCACGTCTACGACAACTTCATCGAGGGGCGGCATCACCGGATCATCGCGGAGAAGCTGGAGCGCGTTGCGCGAGGCGAGTTGAAGCGGCTGATCATCAACATGCCGCCTCGTCACTCGAAATCGGAGTTTGCCAGCTACCTGATGCCTGCGTGGTTCTTGGGCCGGAACCCGAAGCTGAAGATCATTCAGGCCACGCACAACACCGAACTGGCCGTTCGGTTTGGCCGCAAGGTCCGAGATCTGATCAACGACCCGCGGTATCAGGAGGTCTTCCCAAACACGCTCTTGAAGGAGGACAACAAGGGCGCTGGGAAGTGGGGAACGGACAGGGGCGGCGAGTACTTCGCTGCGGGTGTAGGGGCTGCGGTCACGGGCCGTGGCGCGGACCTGTTCATCATTGATGACCCGCACTCGGAACAGGACGCATTGAGCGAGACGGCGTACGACATGGCGTACGAGTGGTACACGTCTGGCCCTCGTCAGCGTCTGCAGCCGGGCGGCTCGATCATCCTCGTGATGACGCGCTGGGGCAAGAAGGACCTGACGGGTCGCCTTCTTGCGGCGCAGGGATCGGACATCTTCGCGGACCAATGGGAGGTGGTTGAGTTCCCGGCCATCATGCCGTCCGGTGAGCCCCTGTGGCCCGAGTTCTGGGACAAGAACGCGCTTCTTGGGATCAAGGCATCGCTGCCGGTTGCCAAGTGGTCTGCGCAGTGGCAACAGCAGCCAACGGGGAACGAGTCCGCGATTATCCGCCGCGAGTGGTGGAAGATGTGGGACAAGGACGACATCCCGGAGTTGAAGTACATTATTCAATCGTATGACACGGCGTTCTCGAAAAAGGAGACGGCGGACTACTCGGCGATCACGACGTGGGGCATCTTCCAGCCGACCCCGGACAGTCCGGACAACATCATCTTGCTGGATGCCCAGCGTGGGCGATGGAGTTTTCCGGAGTTGAAGGAAGTTGCCTACGAGGAGCACGAGTACTGGAAGCCTGACATGGTGCTCATCGAGGCCAAGGCAGCGGGCATGCCGCTCATCGATGAGATGCGGCTGCGCGGCATTCCGGCCATTGGGTTCGCACCGGGGCGCCGCGCTGGCCGAGGTGGGATGGACAAGATCACGCGGATGAACTTGGTGTCTCCGCTGTTCGAAGCCGGGGTCGTGTGGGCGCCGCAGGACAAGAAGTTCTCGGACGAGGTGATCGAGGAGGTTGCTTCGTTTCCATATGGCGACCACGACGACTTTTGTGATAGCATGACGCTGGCCCTCCTCCGTTTCCGGCAGGGCGGCTTTGTGTCGCTTATAGGCGACGACACGAATGACGAGCCGTCGACGTTCAATGTTCGGGAGTACTACTGATGGCGATCCCTCCGCGTTCGATGGGTTCTCTGGTCGATCAAGGCATGATGCCTGCGCCTCAGGGCGAGATGGTTGATCTTCCGCAGCCTGAGGACTTTGCTGGGGGCGCTGAGATCTTTCAGGGCGCGGACGGCAGTGCGATCATTCAGGCTCTGGCTGAGTCTGGCATGGATCAGCAACTTGGAGAGGCGCTGATCGAGCATGACGCCAACCTTGCAGAGTACCTGGACGATGGGTACCTGTCGGAACTTTCGACGCAACTGCGCGCGGCCTTTGACGATGACCTGCAGTCTCGGCAGGAGTGGGAAGAGTCCTACACCAAGGGTCTCGACCAGCTGGGCATCAAATACGAGGAGCGGACAGAGCCGTTTCAGAAGGCGTCTGGCGTCACGCATCCGCTGATTGCCGAGAGCGTCGTTCAGTTTCAGGCTCAGGCGTACAAGGAACTGCTGCCTGCCGGTGGCCCTGTAAAGACGCGGGTTCTTGGTGTGGCAGACGCGCAGCGTGAGGAGCAGGCTACGCGCGTCAAGGACTTCATGAACTACCAGATCACGGAGGTCATGGAGGACTACGATCCGGACATGGACCAGCTGCTGTTCTATCTGCCGCTGTCCGGTTCGACCTTCAAGAAGGTCTACTACGACACGGCTCGGCAGCAGGCGGTGTCGATGTTCGTCCCTGCGCAGGATCTCGTGGTCCCGTACACGGCAACGCATCTGCAGACGACGCCGCGTGCGACGCATGTGCTGCGCATGGACTACAACGCGATCCGCAAAATGCAGGTCGCAGGCATGTATCGCGACGTCGAACTGATCCGTCAGGACCTTGAAGTCGACGAGGTTCGTCAGAAGGTCGACGAGATCCAAGGCACGACGAAGACGTTTGTCGATGACACCTACACGCTGCTGGAAATGCACGTCGACCTCGACCTTGAGGGGTTCGAGGACAAAGGTCCGGACGGCGAGCCGACTGGGATTCAACTGCCGTACATCGTGACCCTTGATCAGGGGTCAGGGCAGATCCTGTCGATTCGTCGGAACTTCGCTGAAGGCAAGGATCTGGCACGGAAGAAGCAGTACTTCGTGCATTTCAAGTTCCTGCCGGGTCTTGGGTTCTATGGCTTTGGCCTGATCCACATGATCGGCGGGCTTGGCCGTGCTGCCACGAGCATTCTGCGCCAGTTGATTGACGCGGGAACGCTGGCCAACCTTCCGGCGGGCTTCAAGGCAAAGGGTCTGCGTCTTCGCGACAACGACAAGCCGCTACAGCCTGGGGAATGGCGCGACATTGACGCTCCAGGCGGCGACCTTCGCAACTCCCTGATGCCGTTGCCGTACAAGGAGCCGTCTCCGACGCTTGCCCAGCTGCTTGGGGCGCTGGTCGAGGGTGGTCGCCGGTTTGTGTCGCTTGCGGACGAGCAGACAAGCAACATCAACCAAGAGATGCCGGTCGGAACCACGGTTGCGCTGCTTGAGCGCGGCATGAAGGTCATGTCCGCGATCCACAAGCGGCTGCACTACGCCCAGAAGACCGAGTTCCGCATTCTGGCGCGGATTTTTGCTGAGAATCTGCCTCCAGAGTATCCTTACGACGTGTCTGGTGCTGCTAGAGCAGTGAAGGCAACGGATTTTGATGACAGGATTGACGTCGTTCCTGTCAGCGACCCGAACATCTTCTCGATGGCCCAGCGGGTCACTCTGGCTCAGACGCAACTGCAACTGGCGCAGTCGAATCCGCAGATGCACAACCTATATGCGGCATATCGCCGCATGTATCAGGCTCTTGAGGTCCAGAACATCGACGAGTTGCTGCCTCCGCCGCCGCAACCGCAGCCGCTTGACCCTGCTGTGGAAAACGCACGGGCCCTGATGGGCGAACTGCTGCAGACATTCCCGGATCAGGACCACGACGCTCACATCGTGATACACCAGATGTTCATGAAGGTGCCGCTGGTGATGACGTCACCGGCTGTCATGGGCGTCTTGTACGCGCATCTCATGGAGCATGTGTCACAGAAAGCCCGTCGCATGGTCATCGAGGAGATCCAAGGCCTCATGCAGCAGGCGATCCAGATGGCTCAGGCGGGGACTGTGGATCCTCGCGAGGCTCAGATGCGTGTGATGCAGGTCCAGCAGCAACTGCAGCGCCCGGAAGAGGTCGAGAAGTTGGTTGCGCAGCGTGAAGTCGATCTGATGGCTACGGTGATCGAGGGGCTCGTTGGGCAGGGCCAAGATCCGATGTCCGACCCGCTTGTTCAGATCCGCATGCAGGAACTGGCCCTGAAGCAGCAGAAAGACCAGTCTGACATGCAGAACAGTCAGGCGAAACTGATGCTTGATGCTGCGAAACTGCAGCAGCAGGCGGCTACGGATGCAGCTCGTATCAACAGCCAGGAACAGATTGCCGACGACCGGAATGCCGTGAACCGGGAGCGGATATCGGTGCAGCGGCAAAACATGATGATGAGGCCCAGAAATGCCCCTCAAAGCCGGTAAGTCTCAGAAGGTCATCTCGGAGAACATCCGCACCGAGATGGAGCGTGGCAAGCCTCAGAAGCAGGCGATTGCCATTGCGCTATCGAAGGCTGGCAAGTCTCGCCCGCAGAAGAAGGCGCAGGGTGGTATGGTTACATCGTTTAGCCGCATTGCGCGTCCGCAGCGGTTTGATGGAGTGTTCTGACGCTGCATCTATGCTAAGATGCGGCTATGGACCCCGTAACGATCATAGCCACGGCAACTGCCGCCTATAATGCCCTGAAGAAGGGCATTGAGTTTGGCCGCGAGCTTCAGGACATGGGAGGGCAGCTGGCCACATGGGCTGGCGCCATCTCGGATATTGAGTTCTTGGAGCGCAAGAACGCCGAGCCTCCTTGGTACAAGACGTTTTCGTCTTCCGTTCAGGCAGAGGCGATCCAGATCTTCGCGGCCAAGCGTCAGTTGGAAGCGCAGCGGAATGAGTTGAGAACTTTCGTTCAGTACTCGATGGGGCAGTCAGCTTGGGATGAACTGCTGCGCATTGAGGCGCAGGTTCGAAAGCAGCGGGCGGATCACGAGCATCACAAGCACGAAGTGAAGGAGATGATCATCTCCGGTCTTCTGATCTTCCTGATGCTTACGAGTGTAACGGCGTTCATGACCGTCGTCTTGTGGCTCTATGTGGAGAACAACTCATGACTCCGAAACGACTTGAGCCGAATAGCGTGCTTGACGAGGCCGATCTGGACGGTGACGGGACGGTCACGAACGGTGAAATCAACCGTCACGAGAAACTGCTGAGAATTGACAACTGGGACAAGCAGCAGGACCAACAGCGACACATGGCGTGGGTTGCCATGGGGTCCATGGTCGTTTTGACGGTCATGATGCTGTTGCCGATCATCAGTACGGAGCGTGTTGAGGCCGTCAACGGTTTGATGACCATGTTTTACACGGCGCAAGCAGCGGTGGTTGCCGCATTCATGGGCGCAAGCGCCTATGTCCGTACCCGAGAGAACGGGCATGAGGAGTAGTCTTCTCGTCCTTTTCCTGTTGATTGCGGGCTGCGGCGCGCTGCCTCTTGGCATGCTCGGAGGTGGCGGTCCGAATGTTGCGGCCAATGTCCAAGCTGGGAAGGAAAACACTCAGCAGGTTGTCGCCAATCAGCAAAGGACGGAAGCGGGAAGGGACATCATCACCGAGAGCAAACAGGTAGAGGCCGCTTCGGTGGAGTCTGTTACGATCAACAACGTCGAAGATATACCCATCTGGGTATGGGTTGCTTTGGTTGTTGGCTGGGTACTGCCCTCGCCGCAAGAGATGATGCGAGGGTTTCTTGGTCTGTTCAGGAGGCGTAAGTGAAGGAAAACTTTGACGAATGTCTATCCATGCTCCTCAAGCACGAAGGTGGCTACGTCAACCACCCGAGGGATCCTGGCGGAGAGACCAATCTTGGTGTCACGCGCAAGGTTTGGGAAGAGTGGATTGGCAAGCCTGCGGGCAAGGACGCAATGAAGGCCTTGACTGTCAAGGACGTAGCGCCGTTGTACAAGAAGTTGTACTGGGACAAGGTCAAAGGCGATGACCTGCCCAGTGGTGTGGACTGGGCGGTTTTTGATTGGGCCGTCAACAGTGGCACAGGACGTGCGGCAAAAGCCCTGCAACGTATCGTTGGAGTTGAACCAGATGGTGGTATTGGCGCGGCAACTCTTGCTGCAGTTGAGAAAATGGACGACAAGCGTATTATCGAAGCGATGGCCGCGGCTAGAGAGAAGTTTTACCGCGGTCTGTCGACCTTTGACACGTTTGGCAAGGGCTGGCTGCGCCGCAATCAAGAAACGCTTGAGGTGGCGCTGACGATGGTTGGCAAGAAGACCGTGATCGGGAAGATCGCATCTTCCCTTGGGTTCTAGGAGAGGCGGGCATGCGCATTGAGATCAAGGTTCTCCCCGACGAGGAGATGGAAGTCGACAAGTACGAGGAGGATGAGGAGGGCGAGATGTGCCCCCTTGCCACCAAGGATCCTGAAGTCAACGACGAGAACCGTGAAGAAGCGGTTGAGTATGCCAACTACAGGACTCCTGAGCCGGGGGCGGCATTCCGTCAGGATCAGGTGTGCGGAAGCTGCGCGGCGTACAACCAGAGCGACGACATGCTGGAGTGTATTGGCGACGAATCCGGCAACACGGGGTACTGCCAGAAGTGGAAATTCGTGTGCATGTCGAAGAACACATGTGACTCGTGGGTAAAAGGTGGGCCGATTACGTCCAACCTGCAAGAGAGTTACGGAGAATACTTCTAATGGATGTTGTGGACTTGTCGAGAAAGCTGTACAAGGTTCTCCGTGAGCGCGAAGAGGACCTCGCGACTACGCTTGTCACGGGATCCGTGTCAAACTGGGAGCAGTATAAACTCGTGGTGGGGGAGATTCGGGGCGTCTCCTTCGCCAGGGAAGAGTTAAGAGCCCTGCTGGAGAGAACGACACAAGATGGTGAAGAGGCTTTATCTCCCTGACCACGTTGTCAAAAGTGTTGAAAAAGAACGTCAAGCGGCGAGTGTAGAGACCGCTTACGTTAAGCCCGAAGAGCGCGTCTTGGACCCGTCTCTTCTCGACAAAGCCCTCCTTGACAGACTTCCTCAACCTACTGGCTGGCGTATTCTGGTCATGCCGTACAAGGGCAGGTCACAAACCGAAGGTGGTTTGTTTCTTCCCGATCAGGTCGTTGAGCGCGAAGCTCTCGCCACGGTTGTGGCCTACGTTTTGCGCGTGGGGCCAGAAGCGTACAAGGATCCGGACAAGTTCGGCCCTGATGCCGAGCCTTGGTGCAGACAAGGCGACTGGATTTGCATTGGCCGGTACACGGGTTCGCGGTTCAAGATTGATGGCGGTGAGGTTCGCATCATCAACGATGATGAGGTGATCGCAACGCTGCTTGAGCCCGACGACATCAAGCACGTTTGAGGAGGGACCTATGTCCGAGGAAAACACCATCGAGCAGGAAACCGAGCTCGAAACGGGATCTGCTCCTGAGCCGGAAACCGAGAAACCGGCTGCGGGGTCCGATGAACTTGAGTCCTACAGCAAGGGTGTGCGGGAGCGCATCAACAAGCTGACGGAGCGTTATCGGCGCGAGCAGCGCGACAAGGAAGAGGCTGTTCGGCTCACACAACAGCTGATCCAAGAGAACCAGCAGTTGAAGACCCGTGTTCAATCGTTGGATACCGGGTATCTGCAGGAGTACGGCAACCGCATCAAGACTGAAGAGGAGGCTCTCAAGCGCAAGTACAAGGCCGCTTGGGATGCCAACGATGCGGACGCGATGGCCGATATTCAGAAGCAGATGTCTCGGCTCGCGGTTGAGGAGCAGCGGCTAGTTGTGGCCAAGGCTCAGGCAGAGCGTCAGCGGGTGGTGCAAGAAGCACCATCGACAGAGCGTCCTGTCGCGCCGCAAGCAGCACCGCAGGTTGAGCCTGACCCCAAGGCACGGAGTTGGGCACAGAAGCACTCGTGGTTCGGAAACGACCGCCTGTTGACCGCAGCGGCGTTTGCGATTCACCACGAGCTCATCGAAGATGAAGGGTTTGACCCGAACACCGATGAGTATTACAATGAACTCGACCGTCGACTTCAGCGCGAGTTTCCGCAGAAGTTCCAGACGGCCAAAACGGGTGGAAGTCCTCAGGTCGCCTCTGCAGGCGCTTCCGCATCCCGCAGTACGGCAAAGCCGGGGCGCAGGACGGTCAAGCTAACTCCGTCGCAAGTCGCGATAGCGAAAAAACTTGGCGTTCCTCTCGAAGAATACGCCAAGTATGTGAAGGAGTAAGGGACATGACCGACAGAACGCCTCGCGCAAGCGAAACTCGCGAAACTACTTCGCGCCGCAAACCTTGGGCACCGCCCAGCCGCCTTGATGCCCCGAAGCCCCCTCCGGGCTATGTGCATCGCTGGATTCGGGTCGCAGTCCGTGGGGAAGAAGACAAGACCAACGCCTATCAAAGGCTGCGGGAAGGTTGGGAACCCGTTCGGGCTGACGAGTATCCGGAGTTTCATGCTCCGGTGATCGATGAAGGGAAGTACACGGGGATCATCGGAAATGGTGGTCTGATGCTGTGCCGTATTCCTATCGAGACAGCCAACGAAAGAGCCGCGTATTACGGGACCCGGGCCCGCGAACAGATGGTTGCAGTCGATGAGGACCTGATGAAGGAGCAACATCCTTCAATGCCGATCAGTCAAAGTCGGCGAAGTCGTGTTTCGTTTGGGGGCCGTGGGGCCTCCTAGTGTCAACCTGAAGGAGTAGTACCATGGCAAACGTCAATGTTGCCTTCGGTCTGCGCCCCGTGGGTGTTGTCGGCTCGGCGCCGAACAGCACGGGGACGACCGAGTACCGCATCGCTTCGACGAACACCAACGCGATCTATCAGGGCGCTCCTGTGATCCCGCTTTCCACCGGTTTCATTGACCGTGTGGGCGCGGCTTCTGGCGGCACTGTTGGTATCCTTGGCGTGTTCTGGGGCTGCGAGTACATCTCGTCCACGACCGGCAAGAAGACGTGGTCGAACTACTGGCCTGGCTCGGGCGCAAACTCGCTCTATCCGGTCCGCGCGTTCGTCTACGACAACCCGCTCCAGACCTTTGTGATCGCCACGTCGAACGTCAATACGTCGTGGGACACTGAAGCCGAACTGCGTGCTGCGGTGTTCGCCAACGCGAACTTCGCCGGTGCCCAGTCTGGCTCGACGATCACTGGCATCTCGTCCGCCACGCTTGACGTGCAGACGATTGCCGACACCAACACGCTGAACCTCCGTATCATGGGTATCCAAGAGGATCCCGAGAACTCGGACTTCTCCGTGGCTGGTATCCCCGTCATCGTTCGTCTGAACAACCACTACAACTCGCCCAACGGGTCGATTGCTGGTGGCACTGTTTCGACGACTGGCGTCTAAGGAGGCGGAACAATGGCTATCTCTCGCGCACAACTTGCGAAAGAGCTGGAACCCGGCCTCAATGCCCTCTTCGGCATGGAGTACGCTCGGTACGAGAACCAGCATGCGGAAATCTACACCACCGAATCCTCGGATCGTGCATTCGAGGAAGAGGTTATGCTCGCCGGGTTCGGTACCGCACCCCTGAAGCAGGAAGGTTCCGCGATCAACTACGACGACGCGCAGGAAGCGTACACCGCGCGTTACAACCACGAGACCATCGCGCTGGCCTTCTCGATCACCGAGGAAGCCATTGAGGACAACCTGTACGACCGCCTTGGCAGTCGCTACACGCGCGCTCTCGCTCGCTCGATGGCCCACACCAAGCAGGTGAAAGCTGCTGCCATCCTGAACAACGCCTTCACGGGCGGTGCTTCGGCTGGTGGCGACGGCAAGGCGCTCTGCGCCACCGATCACCCGCTGACCAGCGGCGGTTCGTTCGCGAACAAGCCGACCGTTGATGCTGACCTGAACGAGACCTCGCTCGAGGACGCGCTCATCAGCATCGCTGGTTTCGTGGACGAGCGTGGTCTCAAGGTCGCCCTTCGCGGCATGAAGCTCATCATCCCCCGGCAGCTCCAGTTCGTTGCCGAGCGTCTGATGGTTTCGAACCTCCGCGTTGGGACCGCCGACAATGACATCAACGCCATCCGTTCGATGGGCATGCTCCCGGAAGGGTACGTCGTCAACGACTTCCTCACCGATCCGGACGCGTTCTTCATTAAGACGGATGCTCCCCGCGGCTTCATCCACTTCGAGCGCACCCCGCTCTCGACGAACATGGAGGCCGATTTTGACACAGGCAACATGCGCTTTAAAGCGCGTGAACGCTACAGCTTCGGATTTTCTGACCCGCGTTGCGTGTTCGGAACTTCTGGCGCTGCCTGATAAAACAAGGACTTAGGTCCGGTAAACCCCCGCTTCGGCGGGGGTTTTCTTTTGTCTTGACGTCTAGTTTTTTAGAACTATACTTGTATCGAAAGCTGGAGGTGTATCGATGAAAGAACCTGTTATCTACTGGATCAAAAACACGCTGAACGGAAAATTCTACGTTGGTAGTACTGTTCAGCGGTATGTTCGCTGGAAAACACATCGCACTAAACTGCGAGCAGGCACTCATCATTGCGCTCATCTTCAAGCGGCGTGGAACAAGTATGGAGAAGCGTCGTTTGAGTTTAAAGTGATTGAGCACGTCGTGGACGTGACGGAACTTCAGGCTGCGGAGGACCGGTGGCTGTCGCAGCATGTTGGAAAAGAGCACTGCTACAATCACGGGTACAGATCTGGCGCGCCGTGGCGCGGAGTTCCTTCAGAAAAACATCCAAGCTTTGGCAAGCGTTTGACTGACGATCAAAAGCAAATGCTTCGCGAAGCTACCCTTGAGCAGTGGAAAACCTCCGACCCGCGCACGGGCCGTAAACACAGCCCCGAGACGATAGAGAAGATCAAGGCCAAGGTCCACGCTGCGCTATCCGAGGGCCGTGGGGGTAAGTTCATCCCATCCGAGGAAACGAGAGCCAAAATGTCTGCCTCCTTGAAGGGGAACCAGAACGCGAAGGGCCATGTTCGTTCTGAGGAGCACCGGAGAAAGCTGTCTGAGGCTCAGATGGGCAATCAGCACTGGGCGGGCAGGAGCCACAGCGAGGAGTCGAAGTCGAAGATGGGGCAGGCGGTCAGGATGATTTCACCGGAAGGTGAGGTCACAGTGTACCCGAGGACGACGGCGATCAAGGAACAGTTGGGGATCTTTTTGCCGACGATACTGCGGTCAGTTAGAAGCGGGAAACCACTGACAAAGGGGCCATATAAGGGGTGGCGTTTTGAGTACGTCTAGGCTACTCTTCCCTCACTACCTCCCTGTCTGGTAAACTAGGCCCCTGCGTAGCGGGGGCCTTTCTTTTTCCAATGCGGCGTTGTATGATTTGGCATCCCTGACAGCGGCATGGTGCCGCTGACACTCGCCACGACAGGAGATATCCATGGCGAATACGACCTTCTCGGGTCCCGTCCGTTCTCAGAACGGCTTTCAGACCATTAGCACGAATGCTACCACGGGCACTGTCACCGTTCTCAGCAAGAGCGCCGCGGCCATCGCCAATCCCGCCGCTACCGGCGCGGGGATCGAGGGCAGTGCTGCGGTGTACGAGACCTCGGTGAAGACCGAGAACGGCATCGTCACCACCTCGATCATGATCGATCTGACCGGCCTCCAGTCTGGCGGCACGGCGGGCGACATCATCGGCAAGAACGGCTCGGGTGTGGCGTACATCGCGCGCATCACCACGGCCGACAACGGCACGGTGTTCGGTGTTAAGATGACCTGCTTCGAGGCCCCTGCGGGCGGCGACACGGACATCGACCTCTACTCGGCTACCGAGGGTACGGGCGTTGAGGACGTGGCGATCTCGACCCTGACCGAGACGCAGATCATCAACTCGGGAACGCTGTCACTCGGCACCACGGCGTTCGGCACGGACATCGCGGCGGACCAGTACCTCTATCTGGTTGGCCAAGGCACGTCGAACGCTGCCTACACTGCGGGTCGTCTTCTGATCGAGATCTACGGCTACGCCTGATAGGAGGGCCAAATGGCCGGATCTGACGTAAAGGCGAAGTACATCGTGGCGGATACGACTGCTGCTGACGCTGACGGGGTCTGCCAGTCGCAGACCCCGGCTGCAGGTGGCGTGCAGAACCTGACCATCAACGGTGCGCTGGCTTCTGGCGGCGTTGCGACGTTTGTTGCGGCGCGGCTTATCACGATCACGTCTGCTGGTGCGGACAGTGGTCGGACGTTCACGGTGACGGGAACTGACGTCAACGGGAACGTGCAGACCGAGTCGATCACGGGTCCTGCGACGACCACGGTCACAGGCACGAAGTACTTCCGCACGGTGACGCAGGTCAGTGTGGACGCCAACACGGCGGGCGCGATCACGGTTGGCATGGCGAACAACTCGCTGGACGTGGTCTACGCTGGGCGGGCACGGGTCCGTGGGGTGTACCTGATCCACACGTCGACCGCAGGTACACTTCCGTTCCGCAATGGCGGGGCGACTGGGACGGCAATGTTGACTGTCCCGACTCCTGCTTCGGCGAACAGCACGCGCGATGTGGTGATCCCTGACGAGGGGATCATGTTCGAGAATGGTGCCTACATCACCTACACGGCGGGCACGACGGTGTTTTCGAGCTTCACCGCGCTGTACAACTAGGGTGAGCCATGTCGGTCTACGATATCAGATCGATTTCGCAGGTCGGCACGGTAGAACCGTTTGAACTGCAGGTGTCCCGGGGCCAGATCCCGGGACACCGTTCTGTTTCTGTATTTGGCTACAACCCTGACGTTGACACGACTAGGGTAACAGTGTGGCCATACACGGGCATTCTTCCGCTTATACCTGTCGCTGCGCAACTAAAGGTCAGTTCGTCTAACGCGAACGACACTGCGGCAGGGACTGGCGCAAGAACGGTCTTTGTTGCTGGTTTGGACGCGAACTACCGTGAGATATCCGAGATCGTTACCCTAAACGGGCAGACGGAAGTTCTTACGGCGAAGTCCTATTTGCACATAAACGAGGCGTATGTGGCGACTGCTGGCTCCACTTTGTCGGCGGCTGGGGACATTTACTTCGGTGCTGGTCTGGTTACTGCGGGCGTTCCTGAGACTGTCTATGACCTGATCAAGTTTGACTACAACCGTCGTATCACCGGTAGCTACACTATCCCTGCCGGGTTTACTGGTTATTTGTCGCAGGGATTGTTTTCTGCGGGACAACCCGGGGGTAGCGCGCAGGTTGTTGGCCGCCTACTGACCATCGGAACCGACAACATCCGGCGTGCTGCGGCTATCACTACCGTGAACAACGGCGTGGCGGACTATGTGTTCGAGTATCCTGTCGCCATTCCTGAGAAGACAACGATTGAGGCCACTGCGCAGGGCAGCTCAAACAACAACGAAGCTTCCAGCTTCTTTGTGCTTGTCTTGGTTAAGAATGGGGGGCCCCTCTGATGTCAAAGACACCGGCTTGGCAACGCAAGGAGGGCAAGGATCCTGAGGGCGGCCTGAACGAAAAGGGTCGCCGCTCGGCCAAGGCCCAAGGTATGAACCTCAAGCGCCCGCAGCCCGAGGGCGGCCCGAGGAAACGCAGCTTTTGCGCCCGGATGGAGGGGATGAAGAAGAAGCTGACGAGCGAGAAGACTAGGAACGATCCGGACAGCCGGATCAACAAGTCACTGCGGAAGTGGAAGTGCTGACATGGACCGCCGCAAGATCACCATCGGCATGTTGGAGACGGTCATCGGTCTGATGGCCGCAGGATCTGTGAGTCTGTTGGCGTGGACGGCGCTGACGCTCTACAACCTCAACGCGCAGGTTCAGGTGATGTCGGTACATGTGACCGAGAGCCGAGATATGATCAAGCCGCTCTGGGAGGATTACATCCGACGGACGGCGAAGCTGGACACGATCTTTTCGGAAACGGTGGTGCGGAAGTGATGAACCGTGGTAGTATGGCCAAGCAAGTAATGGAGGCTCCTATGGCTGGCTGTGGATCGAAGGGCATGCGCAAAGGCGGCATGGTCAAGAAGAAAATGATGGGCGGCGGGATGGTCAAGGGCTACGCCAAGGGCGGTAAGGTCGATCAGTCCATGTGCAGCCCGCGCAAGCAGATGGCGATGGGTAAGAAGGCCTGATGCCGAAGGACGCCTGCTACCAAAAGGTGAAGGCCCGGTACAAGGTCTTCCCCTCCGCTTACGCAAGCGGAGCGATTGCCAAGTGCCGCAAGGTTGGTGCCAAGAACTGGGGGACCAAGTCTTCTGCGAAGAAGAAAGGTTCAAAGTGATGGTGCGGAAGACCGAAAAGGGCGCTGCGCTGAAGCGATGGTTTCAGGAGGACTGGAAGGATGTCCGCACGGGCAAACCTTGCGGGCGTCAGGAAGGCGAGAAGCGCGGCGTGCCTTACTGCAGGCCGAGCAAGCGGGTCAGCGAGAAGACTCCGAAGACGTCTGGTGAGATGTCGTCTTCGGAAAAGCGCAGCAAGATCCGAGAGAAGGCGGCGCTGGGTCAACCTGCGGGGGCGCCACGCAGGGTATCGGTGGCAAAGAGAGGATCCTCGAAATGAAGAAAATGGGAGATGGCAGCAAGTCTGGGATGGGTCGTCCGAAGCCGATTGTAGACCCCAGACGACCGATGCCTGTGGCGCCTGTGAAGCCTGTGGCGCGTCCGACGCCCATGGTTGACCCCAAGCGTCCGCGTCCTGTCCGATAAGGGGCTGACATGACAACGTCAGGCAGTAGAGACTTCAACCTTGATGTCGGTGAGATCATCGAGGAGGCGTATGAGCGGTGCGGGCTAGAGGTCCGTACCGGCTACGACGCGCGCACGGCAAGACGGTCTCTGAACCTGATGTTCGCGGACTGGGCCAATCGCGGCCTGAACCTGTGGACGGTGACGCAGGCATCTCAGACGGTGACGCAAGGCGTTTCGACCTACACGCTGGCGGCGGATGTCGTGGACATCCTCGAGATGGTCCTGCGTAGGGATGGTACGGATTACCAGATGGATCGGATCAGTCGCGGGGAGTATTTAGACTTCCCGAACAAGACGGATCAGGGCATGCCGAGCCAGTTCTACTTCAACAGGCAGATCCAGCCGGTCATCACGCTGTGGCAAACGCCGCAGAACTCGACGGATCAACTGGTCTACTACTATGTGCGTCGGTTGCAGGACGCGGACACGATGGTCAATACGACCGATATGCCGTTCCGCTTCTACCCGTGCATGGTCGCTGGCCTAGCCTACTACATCGCGATGAAGCGGGCGCCTGACCGCATGCAGATTCTGAAAGCGGTCTATGAGGAAGAGTTCATGCGTGCGGCGGACGAGGACCGAGATCGGGTGTCCTTGTTCTTGCAACCGGACAGCAGGTACATCTGATGGCGTTTGCGAGCGGCAAGTGGGCGTGGGGTGTATCGGACAGGTCCGGGTTCCGATATCGCTTGCGCGAGATGAAGCGCGAGTGGACTGGGGCGCTGGTTGGGCCTGACGAGTTCGACCCCAAGCATCCGCAACTCTTTCCTCCGAAAGTGGGTCCTGACCCACAGGCCCTGCAGAACCCGAGACCTGAGCAGGATCTTGTGGAGCAGCGCAACGTCCAATGGAGTTGGAACCCGGTTGGTGGCCCGCCTGACAACGGCGTAAACCCGCCCAATCGGATGGTGGCACAGGGACAGGTTGGCTTTGTTACGGTGAGGACGACATGAGCTTTACCTACGCGCAGCTGAAGCAAGCCATCCAGGACTACACGCAGAACACGGAAACGACGTTCGTGAACAACCTTCCGTTGTTCATCCGCATCGCGGAAGAGCGGATACTGAAGAGCGTGCAGCTTGACCTGTTCCGCAAGAACGTCACGGCGAATGCTACCGCATCGAACAAGTACCTGGCCTGCCCGAACGACTTCTTGGCTCCGTTCTCGCTGAGTTACGAGGTCTCTGGTTCGAAGACATTCATCGACTTCAAGGATGTCTCGTTCCTGCAGACGTACACTCCCGATGCGACGACGACGGGTGTGCCGCGGTACTACGCCCAGTTTGATGTGGACAACTTCATTTTGTCGCCGACACCAGCGACGAACTATGTAATGGAGTTGCATTACCTGTATCGTCCCGCCAGCCTGACGGCAGGACCTGAAAGCGGAACGACCTGGTTGAGCGAGAATGCCGAACTGACCATGCTCTACGGGGCGCTGGTCGAGGCTTACATCTTCATGAAGGGCGAGCAGGACGTCATGGCCCTGTACAACCAACGGTTCCAAGAGTCTCTGGTCGGTATCAAGATGCTCGGCGAGGCCAAGGAAACGACGGACGAGTACAGAGTTGGCAAGGTTGTAAGGGCGAAACAGTAATGCTTGGGGCATCGATGGAGTTGCCGCGCTATGCGCAACTCGTGACGGTCAACACGACCTCGAACCGCGGGTTCACGCCCGAGGAGTTGGCGGCAAAGTGCGCGGACAAGATCGTGTCTGTTGCGGACACCGCTCCTGAGCCTATCCGCGAGCAGGCGCACGCCTTCAAGGGCCGTGTGGAGCAGGTGGTTTTGCAGTATCTGAAGCAGGCGGTTCACAGTGACCGGACTACTGTGTATAATGCGCTGAATGACGCGGGCCATCCGGGGCTTGCTGATCTGGTAAGGAGGCTCTGACGTGGCGTTCACCGGCAACTTCATGTGTACGTCGTTCAAGCAGCAACTGCTTGAGGCGGTGCACGACTTCCGCCTTACCGGCGGAGACACCTTCAAACTCGCGCTGTACGACAACAGCGCGTCGTTCACGGCTGCGACCACGGCCTACACGGCGACCAACGAGGTCAGCGCCTCTGGTTCGTATTCGGCTGGTGGTGGAACACTGACTCGCGTTGATCCTACGACGAGCGGCACGACGGCGTTCACGGACTTCGCCGATCTGACGTTCACGTCGGCGACGATCACGGCCTATGGTGCGCTGATCTACAACAGCACACCCACGCACACCTACACCAACCCGTCGGTGGTCGTGCTGGACTTCGGCGGGGCCAAGACCTCGACGGCCGGGGACTTTGAGATCGTGTTCCCTGCGGCGGCAGCTTCGACGGCCATCGTTCGGATTGCCTAAGCCATGACAGACATCACCGTCCCCTTTACCGGCTGGGGCCGCGCGGGGTTCGGTGAACTAGCGTGGGGCGAGGGCAGTGTTGCGGTCGGCTTCGCCACGGGTGAGGTTGGCACTGTCACTGTCAACGAGGGCACGGGGGTCTCGGTCAACGTCACGGGCGTTGAGGGGACTGGAGAGGTTGGCACTGTCTTTGTCGTCGAAGACGTCACGGTCAACGTCACAGGGGTGGCGGCAACAGGGGCGGTTGGCACCGTCACGGTCAACGAGGGCAGCGGCGTCACAGTCAACGTCACGGGGGTCGAGGCTCTTGGAGAGGTTGGCGACGTCTCGATCACGGGCAAAGCCAGCGTCACCCTGACC